GAGTGTAAAACCTCCCATTTTTTTATGTCTGGAGATAGTAAAGAACAATCAAATATTTTTTATACAAAAGTACCTCAGACTGAGGCACACGATAGTTTATTACTTCAAGGTAAAGTAAAGTCTGTTTATAGTATTGTTGAGGAACCTGAAAGAGTATATGTACACTTCCATGATAAAGTAACTGCTGGTAATGGTAGAAGAGTAGATTTTCCTGAAGGTAAAGGTAAGGTATGTTGTCTTATCTCTGCATTACTTTTTGAGATGTTAGAAAGTAGGGGTATTAGAACTCATTACTTAGATACTCAAGGTCTTGATACTTTACTTTGTAAGAAGGTAGAGATTGTTCCTGTAGAAGTTATCGTAAGAAATATTACTGCTGGATCAATAGTCAGACAGACTACTTTAGAGGAAGGAACTGTATTAAATCCACCTCTTGTAGAATACTTTCTAAAAGATGATGCGAAAGATGATCCATTACTTACACTGGATCGTGTTAAGTTGATGGGTATTGATCCAGAACCTATGAGAGATGCTGCATTAAAAATAAACAATCACTTTCAAATTTTATTTGCCCAGTTGGATATTGATATTGTAGATTTTAAATTGGAGTTTGGTTATGATTTTAACGGTAATTTATGCTTGGCTGATGAACTATCACCTGACAATATGCGACTTTGGAAGAAGGGTACGAAAGAAAAGTTTGATAAGGACTTGTTTAGAAAGGATGAAGGTGATATAGTAGCAGCATACACTTATATTCTTGAAGAATTGAGGAAGTTTATCTAATGAAAGCAATTTATGATGACAACTCTATCCTAATCAACTTAAATGAGTTGGTAGAGATTAGAGCAAAACTCTTAACTCAATATGAAGATTACTCGAAAGCAGTATCAACTGGTGAGTATCTAGATGAAAATGATATAGATAGAATTGCATCTAAGTTAAGAGAAACACTTACTTGGGATACACTTTATCATATGGTAGATACTGCGATCTATGATTACATGGGTTTGCAACATCCAGATAAACCTCATTATGGTGAGAGATCTATTGAAACCATTGAGATAACAATGGAGAAGGAAAAGAAAGCAAGAGAAAAAGAGTTTAAGAAAAATTTTGAGATGGTTGATTTAGTCTCATCGTCATGGACAATACAAGTACCGAGGAGAAAAAATGGTAAAACACGGTAATTTAGAACCAGAAGAGAATGTCTGGAGTTTGGAAGAACTTAAGAGATCTATTATTGAGAGTGCTGAAGAGCATGATCGTCTCCTGAAAAAAGAGACTCAAGAAAATGATAACAACACTAAATAAAATTTTTAACAGAAAGAAATGAATTTTACAGTTTACTCTCGTGAAGGTTGCCCTTATTGTACAAAGGTTGTACAAGTTTTAGAGTTAGCAGGTCTAAGACACGTAGTTTATAAACTTGGTGAACATTTTGATAGAAAATCATTTTATGGACAGTTTGGTGAGGGCTCTACATTCCCTCAAGTTGTTCTAGATTCCACAAATCTTGGTGGATGTACAGAAACAGTTCAGTATCTAAAGGAGAAACAGTTAGTCTAATGAAAGACGATTTTGACAACGTATATGATATGATAGAACATGCCATTGAGTATGCTTTCGAGGGGAAGATGCAACTTAAGTTTTATGAGTTCTTAAAATATCGAAAAACAACTAAAGCGGAAGTGGATTCTTTTCTTTTGAGTTCTACTGCTAAGGAACTTACTGACGAAGTAGTAGAATTAGGTGAATATATTAAAGGAGGAAAAGATAACTTACATCAGCAATTGAGAGAAGCATATGGACATATTCCTAAACCACAAGCAAGAAAGATAAAAAATTATCTTGCTTCTATCATAGAAGATGCAGTGAGGTACTCTAATGACAGAAAACCTGGAAGAAAAAAAAGAACCTCTAAATAATGACAAACCCCAAATTAATCGGGGTGTAGAATTATTGTTGCGTAATAGGAGGAAAGTAGAAAAACCAAAAACCTTTCAGGTAAAATTTGGAAACCTAATTTCACTCTGGAATAGAGAGATTGTTTTCCATTTTAATTTTTATCTGGACATTAGAAAAAAATAAACCCTCTGGAGGTGTACAATGGAAATGGACATGACCATAGTAACATTAACTTTAACGACAGTCGTGTCGTTGCTTGCATTATTGGTAGGTGGTATGATAGGATGGATGGCAAGACAACATTCTTATGAAACAACACCTCAAGTAGTGTATACTCATCCAGAAATGTTTGATGCAAATGGACAATTAGTTCCCGATGAAATTTTAGCCCTAAGAATTGAAACACATGACATCGACACCGACGACGAAGACGACTAAGAAAAGAGGTAGACCTCGTAAAACTGACGGTCCTAAATTACCTGCTGCGTCTAAAGCAAAGAAGAGAACAACTAAACCAGCACCTGCTATTGATTCTCTACCTACAAATCCTTTTGTATTTGAAGTATTAGATCTTGCTTCACAACAGAAGTCTTCTGCTAAAACAGTAGAAGCACTCAAACAGTATGAGCATGATTGTGTAAAAATGATTATGGTTTGGAACTTTGATAGTTCTGTAATCAGTCTCTTACCTACAGGAGAGGTTCCCTATGGAGAGACACAGGAGCAAACTGTATATATGGGTAGTTTGTCAGAGAATCTTGCTAGAGAGGCATCAGGTGGTGAATCAGCAACAGGACAAGACCTTGATGGTAGAGGTAAAACATCTTTAAGAAGAGAATATCAGAATCTATATCATTATGTGAAGGGTGGTAATGATGCTCTTGCTACAACACGTAGAGAGATGATGTTTATTAACCTTCTTCAAGGACTTCATCCAAGAGAAGCAGAAGTATTAGTTCTTACAAAAGATAAAAAACTTGGTGATAAGTATAATATTACATTAGATCAGGTCAAGGAAGCTTATCCTGATATAGTGTGGGGTGGTCGTTCATGACAACTAAAACTAAAACAGAGAAACAAGTGGAAGAAGAAAAGCAGGAATCTAAAATTCAACCATCGGATTATTCTTGTGAAATTCTTTTAGAAAAAACAACAGAGGAAAAGGCAACTGATAAGTCTTTTCCAACTGATGCTTATCTTGTTAGATATGTTGAAAATGGAACACAGCATTTGGATGTGACACGTTGTTACAAAATGGTGAATATTTTTGACATGTATTATGATAAATATGGCAAGGATTCTATTAAGGCAATAGACTTTGGACATGGTACTATTAAACCCAATCAGTATGGTTACAAATCTCCAGATAAAAAGAAGAGGAAGAGGAAATTATGAGTAAAAATAATATGGACAATGAGATGTTGAGATCTCAAATCAACGATATCATTGAGGGTGAGATTCAGAATGGAATTAATGATTACTTAGAAGAGAAAGAGGAGAAAGCAAAGAGTGGAGTGGGGTTTGTTTCGCCAGAGGAAGGATCGCAGTTGAATGTAAGAGTATCAAAGAATGAAGTAGATAAGATTATGAAAGAGTATAAGAGGATTAAGAGACAAGAGAAATCTAATTTAAGTCAAGTTAAGAAGATGGGTTTACTTGATAAGGATGGGAGACCTTTAGATGGACAAGATTGATACCCAAGGGATGAGTGGTCCTTCCATTCCTGGTGGTAGTGATAACATTTATCCTCATGATGAGAATGGAGAACCTATTCTTCCTCGTGCGGTTATACGTCCCAACAGATTACATACTCCTGAAATGGTTAAGGAGTTGAAGATCCTTATCAATGAAGTTTTAGATGAACGTGAACATAAGAGAAGACTGGTAGCAGCATATGATGATGTAAAACCATTACCACCATCATACTTTGATACTGATGCATTTAAGCATAGTGTAGATGAAGAAGAACCACCCTACCAAGACTGGAGCCAATGAGACTAGGTGTTATGTGTTCTGGAAACGGAACCAACTTCGAGAACATAGTTACCAATCCTATATGTAATAAACATGAAGTTGTGTTGATGATACACAACACTAAACAATGTGGTGCTGTTAAGAGAGCAGCAAAATTTGGAATCCCTCATGTAAGAGTTCCTCATAAAGATGAGGACAAGATGATAGAAATGTTTAGAGCATGGAATGTAGATCTTATTATTCTTGCTGGTTATATGAGAGTACTAAAGAATCCATCTAAGTTTCCTTGTCCTATTATTAATGTTCATCCATCATTACTTCCCAAGTATAAAGGATTGAATGTAGTTGAGAGAGCAATGGAGGCAGGAGAACTTGTTACTGGATGTACTGTTCATTATGTTAATGAAGAATTGGATGGTGGTGAGATAATAATGCAAGGTGAGGTTCCAATATTACCAAATGATGATGTAGATTCATTAACTAAAGCTATACAACGGAAAGAATATGCTATACTACCAGCAGCGATTGATTCATTAGGATAAATAATTTGACCTATTAGGTTATTTTATGCTATCCACTCAATACCGTTTAAGGTTGGAAGGAATATGTAAAGATATTGCTTCAGGGACAGAAGTTAGTTTAACAGATATGATCTGGGCTAACAAATTAGCAAAAGCAAACACCGCAGCAAGAGGTATGTTAAACACTGCAAGAAGAATGAGTACAGACCCTACTGATTCTTTTCTTAATCAGTTGAATATTGGAGACCCCGATTCAACTCATCACCGTAGGGGTTTCGGAGATCCACAAGATGTAGTGGATTGGTTTCACAATGAAAGATCAGACGATTGGAGGCAACGTGACTAAGATGGCAAGAGGAGAAAGATTGAGATTAACAGATATTATCTGTAGAATCATATCAACTGATGGTACAGTTGATCTTAATGAGAGAATATGGATGAACAAGTTATGTGAACGTAATGATGAGGCAAAAGAGATGGCAGGTGCTATGCTCTGTCCAGACTTTTATGATCCTGATGGGATAGATCCTGCTTTCTCATAAGTTATGCTAATAGGCATAAATTTTTGTTAAAATGTATCAGCAAATACAGACACAATTTGTCTAAATAATGGTAGAATTAGGAATAACAAGATGATCTGAATCTCTTCGTTATTGTAGTTCATTTGGAGGCAATTATGCACAACTTAATTTCATTTAATCAACTAGCTGGATCAAAGCATATGGAACATGTAGATTCACAAGATGATTTACTCACGGAATATTACGAGTGCCTGATTGACTGTGAAGACGATCAACACATCTGTAAACGTATATGCAAGGAGGTTTTAGTTTAGTTTAATTTGTAGTCAACTATTCTAATCACATGCTAATTCATTCACATCCACCTTAAATAGGTTAAACTCTAGTAAAATAATCAACAACCCTTGACATAATATGTCAGGGGTTTTATAATGGAACAGTACATTTAATATTATGCCTAAAGTA